CAGTATCTGTTGATGTAGATATTGACACTTTAGGTATGAATAGTGATGATATTATTCGTGCTATTACTCCAAATACCCGTGCAGTATTTTTATCACATATCCAAGGGTTTGATGCACTTACTGATGACTTGATATCAACTCTGGCCAAAAACAACATTCCATTAATTGAAGATGTTTGCGAGTCACATGGAGCAATGCACGGAAGTAAGCTTTGCGGTAGTATTGGATGGATGTCAAACTTCTCTTTCTATTATGCACACCACATGACAACAATTGAAGGCGGCATGGTATGTACCAATGATGAAGAAACATATAATATTCTTCGTATGTTGAGGTCACATGGCATGGTTAGAGAATGTGGTAATGAAAGAATGAAGTTGGCTTATAAGAGTAATTACCCTCAACTGAACCCTGATTTTATTTTTGCTCATGCAGCTTACAATATGCGTAACAATGAATTGGGCGGTATTCTTGGACTATCACAGTTGCCAAACTTAGATAAAAATGTTACACTACGGAATAGAAATCACGAAAGGTTTTTATCTAAACTTAACCAAAACAAATACTTTGTTGGGTTTAAATTGTTAGGCGCAAGTAACTATGCCTTTAATTTAATACTGAAAGATAAAGACCAAGAGTTGGCAAATAGAGTGATGACAAGAATGAAAGAAGAAGGCATTGAGTTTCGCCGTGGTAGTGCAGGTGGTGGTAATCAACTAAGACAACCATACTTAGAAAAATACATTCCAACAAACTATCATTTGAATTTCCCAAATACAGAACACATACATTTTTATGGTTTCTATATTGGTAATTTTCCATCAATGCAATTAGAAGATATTGATTTTATCACCAAAACATTAAACGAGGCATAAATGGCAAACATATTAGTTACAGGTGGTGCAGGTTATATTGGGTCAATGTTGACACAAGACCTACTAAGTTTAGGTCATAATGTTACTGTGTTAGATAATTTTATGTATCAACAGTCATCACTTGGTCATCTATGTTATCACCCAAATTTTAGAATCTATCGTGGTGATGTGAGGGTAGAATCAGACATATTGCCAATTTTAAAGCAAGCTGATATAATTATACCTCTTGCAGCATATGTTGGCGCACCTTTGTGTGATAGGGATCCAGTTGGAGCATCTTCTACAAATAAAGATGCCATTTTTATGATGATGAAGTATTTGTCACAAGAACAAATTGTTTTAATGCCTACTACCAATAGTGCTTACGGAACAGGAGATTATTGTGATGAAACTTCACCTTTAAATCCTATTTCTCGTTATGCTAAAGATAAAGTAGAAGTAGAAAAGATTTTAATGGACCATCCAAATGCTACAAGTTTTAGGCTTGCAACTGTATTTGGTATGTCACCAAGAATGAGAATTGATTTGTTGGTAAATGATATGACTTACCGTGCTGTGCATGATGGTTTTGTTGTGTTATTTGAATCGCATTTTAAGCGAAACTACATTCATGTATTAGATGTATGCCAAGCATTTACAATGGCAATAGAAAATAAGAATATGAGAGGTCAAATTTATAATGTTGGCCTTTCAACTGCCAATGTTTCAAAGCGTGAACTATGTGATACAATTAAAAAATATGTACCACGATTTGAAATTGTTGAAGCAGAAATTGGTAGAGATAAAGACCAAAGAAACTATATGGTTTCCAATGAAAAGATTGAAAAAGAAGGATTTAAACCTAACTTTGATTTAGATATGGGTATTCAAGAGTTACTTAAAGGATATGCCATGCTAAAGAATACCAAATATGGAAATGTTTGAATATAACCGCTTGCTTTTAGATAAGGCTTGTGTTATAATTACCAAACACTTAACACCAGATTTATTACCAAAAAAGTGGGTAGAAAGAAACTCTACGAATCCTATGTTTGGTCATTGTCATACTGCATCAGCTTGCCTACAGAAATTATTTGGTAGCAAGAACATAAAGTTGTACCGTGCATTAGACGATGAAGGAATCTGGCATTGGTGGGCAGTAACTAAAGAAGGAGAAACAATTGACATTACAGCGGACCAATACTACTCTCAGAACAGAGTACCGCCATACGATAAAGGGGAGAAAGCTTCAATGTTAGGATTTGATTACAGAAAAAGAGTGTTGAAGCTTCTGGATATAGTTAGTAACAAATTACTTGCAACCGGAACACCACCATTATTACATATGTCAAGCGTAAAAAGAGGCGAAGATGACAAAAGCAACTAAACATTATGTGAACAATGCCGACTTTCTAGCAGCATTGATTGAATACAAAAAGGCTTGTGATGAAGCCAAAAAGAATAAGAAACCAGAACCATCAATACCAAATTACATTGGTGAATGTTTTCTGAAGATTGCAGACCACCTGTCACGCAAACCAAACTTTATTTCTTATTCTTTCCGTGACGAGATGATTGCAGATGGCATTGAAAACTGCCTGATGTATTTCCGTAACTTTGACCCGGACAAATCAAAGAACCCATTCGCTTATTTCACACAGATTATTTACTATGCTTTCCTGCGTAGAATTATGAAAGAGAAAAAGCAACTCTATGTCAAGTATAAGGCAACAGAGCAGTTTGGTATTTTAGATGAATTTGAAATGTTTGAAGATTCTGACGGCAATATGAGGCAATTTGAATTGTATGACAACATCTCTGAGTTCATTCATAATTTTGAAGAAAACAAACGCAAGAAAAAAGAAGGCAAACAAAAAGGTCTAGAGAAGTTTTTAGAAGAAGATTTGCCGTGAAATACTTGACAATTGTATTGTGTTGTTGTATAATGACAGGGTGTGCGCCATTTCTATTGTTGGCACACAAAAACTGCAAACAAGAAAACCCATGTCAAGGTCCAAAGGTTAAAATATTGGAGTGGTAAATGGATATAAAAAAAGTAAAACATCATATAAAACATCTCCAAGAATTACATGATGATTTAGATAAACAAATTATTGAAGAAGAAAAACATTATGGTAACGATGCATTAGTTGCCTTCTTAAAAAAGAAAAAACTTAAAATCAAAGATGAAATACAAGGTTTCAAAAGTCAAATAACATGAAGATATGTATTCTTGGTGATACCCACTTTGGTGCCCGAGGTGACTCGTTAGATTTTCACAAATACTTTGAGCGATTCTATGATGAGGTATTTTTTCCTTATCTGATTGAAAACAAGATTACTGATATATTTCAAATGGGTGATTTATTTGACCGAAGAAAGTATATCAACTTTAATAGCCTGTATCTGTGCCGCAAATATTTTTTTGAGAAGTGCGAACAATTGAACTTTGATGTTCACACCCTTCTTGGCAATCACGATGTAGCTTTCAAAAATACACTAGAGGTAAACTCAACTGGCTTGTTGTTGAATGAATACCACAACATCAAATGTTATAAAGAATTTGAAACAGTAGAATTTGATGGTGTTGCCGTTGACATTGTGCCTTGGATGTGTGATGAAAATGCTGAAGAAATTTTAGAAAAGATAAAAGAATCTAGTTCTCAAATTGCTTTTGGTCACTTTGAAATTCGTGGTTTTGAAATGGACAGAGGTAATGTTTCTGAGGTAGGCATTGACAAAGACCTATTAAAGAGTTATGATATCGTTTTGTCTGGTCACTTTCATCACAAATCATCTGACCACAACATTGTATATGTTGGCACACCTTATGAAATGACATGGTCTGATTACAATGACCCAAAAGGTTTTCATATATTTGATACGAAAACAAGGCAACTAGAGTTTATTCGTAACCCACTTACAATGTTTAACAAGGTAACATACGATGATACCGAACTTGACTTTGATTGGTGGAAAACATATGATTTTGAATCACTCAAAAATACCTATGTTAAAGTTGTGGTATTAAACAAGCAGAATCCATTTCTGTTTGACCATGTGATAGATAATATTTACAAGGCAAGTGTTGCTGACTTGTCTATCGTAGAAGATTTTACCGATGTTCTCATTGATACTGACCAAGACATTGTAGACCAGGCAGAAGATACGATGACAATTCTTTCTAAGTATATTGATAACTTGACATTAGATGTGGAATCTGATAAGCTTAAAAACATTATGCGTGAATTGTATGTTGAGGCATTGAACACAGAAGTGGCTGAATGATATTATTTCGTAATTTAAAGTGGAAAAATTTACTAAGCACCGGCAATTATTGGACAGAAGTTAACCTGTCTAGTAATACCAATACTTTGGTTGTTGGTGAAAATGGTTCTGGTAAAAGCACAATGCTTGATGCGTTGTGTTTTGGTTTATTTGGAAAACCATTTCGTAACATTAATAAACCACAACTCGTTAACTCAATCAATACCAAAGATTGTGTGGTTGAAGTTACATTTGATACCAACAATAAGAACTATCGTATTGTTCGTGGCATTAAACCAAACATCTTTGAAATCTATTGTAACGGCGACCTAATCAATCAAGAAGCTGCAAGCCGTGACTATCAGGAGTTTTTAGAGAAGTTTATTCTCAAACTTAATTACAAGTCATTTACTCAGATTGTAATTCTTGGTAGTGCCTCATTTACGCCATTCATGCAGTTGTCGGCATCTGACCGAAGAGCTATCATTGAGGATTTGTTAGACATTCAAATCTTTTCTACAATGAACTCTTTAGTAAAAGACAAACTATCCAATAACAAAGATTTACTTTCACATAAGAAACATGAGATAGAACTTGCACAACAGAAATACGATATGCAGAAGAAGCATATTGAAGAACTCAAACAAAACAATGAAGATAAGGTGAACGAATATGTTACGGAAATTTCATGTCATAATGATACCGTATCCTCACTATTGGCAAATGTTACAATCCTTGCATCCGAAGTCCAGTCGCTGCAAGAAATTGTGGCAACTAAAATTGAAACAGAGGCTAAGGTCAAGAAGATTACAAAAATTGAATCTCAAATTGAAACAAACTTATCCAAATTTCAAAAAGATATCAGTTTCTTTCAATCGCATGACAATTGTCCAACCTGTAGGCAAACCATTGCCATGGAATTTAAAGAAGAAGAACTTGGCAATCTCAATACCAAAGTTATGGAGTGCAAACACGGTCTCACTCAACTAGAACAAAAACTAAATGAAGAACAAGAAAAGTTGAATGACATTAATGAGAAGCAAAAACTCATTAATAAAAAGCAAGTTGAGATTGCAACAAACAATACCACAATCAACGAAACAAATAAACTGATTGCTCGTTTAAGTAAATTGGTAGATGAGTTGAAAGAATCTAAAGTAGTATCAGAAAAGGAAGAACAAGAATTAAGTAACATAAATGTATCATTAAAAGAGTTAAAGCAACATTTATGTGACCTTATAGATGAACGGACATATTATGAAGTCGCAAGCAATTTGCTAAAAGATACCGGCATCAAAACAAAGATTGTGAAACAGTATTTGCCAATCATCAATAAATTGGTGAATAAGTATTTGGCATCACTAGATTTCTTTGTCAACTTTAACCTTGATGAATCATTTAAAGAAACAATCAAATCACGCCATCGTGACGAATTTACCTATAACAATTTTAGTGAAGGTGAGAAACAAAGAATTGACATGGCATTGATGCTGACTTGGCGTGCTGTTGCTAAGTTAAAGAATTCGTCAAATACCAATCTATTGATACTTGATGAAACATTTGATTCTAGCCTTGATGCCAATGGCACAGAAGAATTGATGAAGATTCTACATATGCTAGAAGGTGTAAACTTGTTTGTTATCTCACACAAAGGAGATATACTGCAAGACAAATTTGCAAATGTGATTCGTTTTGCCAAAGAAAAGAATTTTTCAAGGATAATAAAATGACCAAAGACCAAATTCGTATTACTGATGGGTATGAAAGAACAGTAGATATTTTACCTACAAATGATGGTCAATATCAGGCTATAATGTTTGAAGCATCTACTGACTATCATCAAAATGCATGGTTTGCTACACTAGAAGAAGTTAAAAAATTTGCTGAAAGTTGGGTGAATAGAAAATGAGCGATATCTTAACCATTGACACCGGTGCTGGTGTAACATATAAACAAACACTAGACCCTTTGCCATTGTTTGACGAAAATCATCCGATGTTAAAGATGGTAATACCTGATTATAAACAAGCACTACCAAACCCAATTATGACAAATCTGGTAAAGCGTTTGCATATGACCAGAAAATTATATGGTGGTATTGGTCTTTCTGCCAATCAATGTGGTGTATTTGAAAGAGTGTTTGTAATTGGTACTGACCACTTTGATTTGGCTTGTATCAACCCAAAAGTAATTGAAATGTCGGCAGATGTAATGAAAAGTGATGAGGGTTGCCTCTCTTACCCAGGCCTGTATGTTAAAATAGACAGACCAAATTGGGTTCAGGTTGAGTTTACTGATGAAAATGGACAAACAAAACAAACTCGCCTAGAAGGTCTAAGTGCAAGATGTTTTTTACATGAACTTGACCATATGAACGGCAAAAAGTTTGTTGAGTATGTAGGCCCTGTTGCATTACAAATGGCAAGAAAAAAACAGGAAAAAATAATGAAGAAGGTTATTCGTAATAGAAAGAAATAATGGCTTATAGTTTTGACCCTAAAGATGATGTAGAAACACAATGGCAGAAATGGCAAGAACAAACGCCAATTAAGCCATTGTCTTTCACCGAAGATGAACTGCGTGATAGAACCATCAAAGAACTAGGCTATGTTTCACAAATGGATGTGAAAGAATATACCTTGTTTCAAAAGTGGTGTGAAGTGCAAGAAAAATACCCATCTATTGTAACACAAACATTATGGGGTGAAGAATGTCTGTTAGAAGATGAGGGTCAACGCCGGGCCATACAAGAAATCAAAAACAATTTTTGGATACCAAACGACCCTGATGCATACTTGGCATTAGAACCTGAGCTTGTATATGCCAATAAACAAGATAATTTACCTGAATTGTGGAATTGTATTCGTACCTTTTCTTCCACAATGAAGAATAACTCCAACATTGGTCGTAATCTAAACTTTATTGTCAAAGATAAACCAACACAAAAATACCTTGGTGTTATTTGTATTTCATCTGACTTTTTAGATTTGACACCAAGAGATAACTTTATTGGTTGGAGTAGAGAAAAGAAAACACAAGGCGGTATGATTAACCATACTGCGATTGGTTCTACAATTGTGCCATTACAACCTCTTGGTTTTAATTATGTTGGCGGTAAATTGTTGGCTTTGCTTTGTTTAGCCACACCCATACAAGAACTATGGGAAAAACTATATGGTGATAAGTTGGTAAGTATTACAACAACATCACTTTATGGTAAAACAAAAGCTGGTGGGTTGTCCCAATACGATAATCTGGACTACTGGCAGCCAATGGGCTTTACCTCAGGTTCAGTATCGTTTGAACCATTGCAAGATACTCGTTACATGATTCGTGAGTGGTTGAAAGTAAACCATACACGAAAGTATTTTGAATGGTATGTAGCAAAGAAACCAAGTGGTCAACCGCATAAGCGTGACCACAAAAATCGTTCATTGTCTTTTGCTTATGCTAAGTTATCTGTGCCAAAAGAATTGATTCGTTCTGAACACGCAAGAGGCATTTACTTTGCACCTTTGTATGATAAGACCTGCGAATTTCTCCGCGGCGATAATGATGGCAAAGATATGAAAAAGTTGTTTAATACTGATGTAGAAAGCCTAAGTAATATATGGAAAGAGAAACACGCCAAACCAAGAATTAAACAGTTGGTTAAAAAAGGCAGAGTTTCTTCTGACACTCTTTTCTATGATGACCTTACCGTGTTATCATGGGAAGAAACAAAGGCTAAATATCTTATACAGGTTGGCAGATAAAACCTTTATGATTTGATTGTTTTCCTTTAGAAACATTTATCATACCACTCTGAAAAAGGCCATTCTCTTTACAGAATTTTGTTAAATTTTTTATTAATAATTTTGTTCCGTCAGGATAAGTAATTAACCATTCTTTAGAAAGTGTGTTTGCTATTTTTTGTTTTTGTGATTCATAATTAGGTATGCCTTTGTTCCAAGGTATTTTTCCTTTATTTGCTTCACTCTGTTTCTTTTTTGTTTCTTCGGATAGTTTTTTACCTAAGTTTATTTCTCGCAACAACTGTTTAGTAGAATCATCAAGTTTTTCACCTGGAATTCCACCATAAGAATGAAAAGCATCTTTAGGTATTTTTAATGGATTATTTTTACACCATTCACGAAGTTCAATAATAAATGGGTCATTTTTATTTCTCAAATAAATATCCATGCTGGCATAGTTCCTTTATGTTAGAGTGGGTGAGAACGGCAATTCTGCGACCCACACCTATTTATGCCTTAAAACTATTGACTTTTAGCATAAGTATTTGATATAATATCCTTTCATGCGGTGAGTCCGAGACAACCTACCCCCGTAGGCAGACAGGTTTAACTCCTGTTAACCGCTCCATTCATGTAAGTAAGTGGTCACTAACATAGACCTGGTATGCAATAGAAGGTGTTGTTTTTATGCAACAACCCTATTGACAAACCGGCCAAATGGTGATATAATGGTTAAATAATAATGAGTAAGGGTATTTCCATGTCGTTTACTGCCGAACAAAAATCACAATTAGCAAAATTACTGGCAACCGAGAATCTCACGGTTCAACACCAGAAAATTTCTACTGCACGGTTTGACACCAAAAACCGTATTCTATACCTTCCAATTTGGCAAAATATGACAGGTTTCATTTACGACCTGTTGGTCGGCCATGAAGTAGGTCATGCTCTCTATACACCAGCTGAAGGTTGGCATGATGCGGTAATGGACAATGACAAGAACAAAAACTACAAAAACTTTTTGAATGTCGTTGAAGATGCTCGCATTGAGAAAAAAGTCAAACGCAAATATCCTGGTTTAAATACCGCATTTCGTCTTGCATACCAAGAACTCAACAATCGTGATTTCTTTGGCATTAAGAACCGTGATGTGAATGAACTGCCATTTATTGACCGCCTAAATCTTTTCAGTAAATCGCAATGGCAAGCAACATGGATTAAATTCTCGGCTAACGAAGAATTGTTGGTTAAAGAAGTGCAAGCCGCTGAAACTTGGGCCGATGTTTTGCGTATTACTGAAAAAGTTTATCAGTATTCAAAAGATGAACAGCATGAAATGGCTCTTCAACAATTTGATGAAATGATGGCTGAAGGTGCTGATTCGGATGATGGTTATGATATGTCTGATTATGACAATGATGACTATGAAGAAGGTGATGGCGATGATGATGGTGGAGAAGGTGATGAAACCAATGAGATTGAAAACGGCGATTCTCAATCACAACACAACAAAGCAACCGATGATGAATTTGATTCTAATTCAGAAGAATTAGGCGATAACATTACACATGACAAAGAATCACACCCTGGCGATAAAGACCAGTTTAACCCTACTTGCAAAACAGATGAAAACTATCGCCGCAATGAAACACAATTGCTTGACGATAAATGCAAAGAGTTTGTTTATGTTGACATTCCTAAACCAATCCTAAAAAACATTATTACTCCTGCCAAACGGGTGCAAGAGTTGATGAGTAAATCATGGAAAAAATTTATTGCTGAATCGTTCATTGAACCAAACAAACCAGTAGAAGTTATGAATGAATTCAAACGCCGTAATGAGCGTTATGTTGGTCTGCTTGCTAAAGAATTTGAAATGCGTAAGGCTGCAAAAGCTTTCAGCAAGTCAAAACTGTCCGATACTGGCGATATTGATATCAGTAAACTTTCTTCTTATAAGTTTGACGATAACATTTTCCGCAAAGTAATGATGACACCAAAAGGCAAAAGTCATGGCCTTGTATTGTTACTTGACCGCTCTGGTTCTATGTCTAGAAATATGTCTGGTTCTATTGAGCAGATTCTCGTATTGTCAATGTTCTGCCGCAAAGTGAATATTCCGTTTGTTGTGTATGGCTTTACTGAATCAGCGACAGTCAAAACCATTGACCTTGGTCTTGATGTAGATGACCAACAGACACATCAATTTAGCCGTGATTATTCTGGTACAGACAAATACAATTGTTTTACTCAAAATCTTGGTGAAATGAATTTTAATAATGTTCATTTGCGTGAGTACCTGAATTCTAAAATGTCAAACGCTGAATTTACGGTTGCTCTGAAAAATATGTGTATGCTAATGGAATCTTACAAAGATGGTAATTATCGTTTATATCCAAGGCCAGAATCTGAGCAACTAAACAATACACCAATGACACAAGCTATTGTTGCAACAGCTGAAGTTATGAAAGATTTTAAACGCATCAACAATTTGGATATTTGTAGTTTGGTCATTGTGCATGACGGTGATGCTGACTCTCTCAACAGTTATTGGGTTGAAAAAGAACGACAAAATTACAAAACGGGCTTGACTGAAATGACGAAGGTCGGAGAATGGTATTCTAGTGACCGAGTTTATGTCATGCGTGACCGTCAAAACAAATTTGAAATTAAAATTGTTAATGTAGTAGAAGATACTTCAACACAAGTTCTCAAATGGTTCAACAAAGTGACTGGTGCTCGTGTGTTTGGTTTCTTTATTGTTGCTGGTCGTGGTGAAGCCAAATATGCGTTATCTAACCGATATGTGAATGAAGAAGGTAAAAATATGTGGCAAATTAAAGCTGAGATTGGTTATGATGCTGCAATGGAATACCAGAAAAAACTTTTGAAGAATTTTAAATCTGAAAAATATGCTGCAAGCAAAATCTCTGGTTATGAGAATTTCTTTTTCATTCATGGCGGCGAAGAACTTACCACCGATGATGAAGATGGTATTGAAGTAGAAGGTAAATTTACTGCGAAGAAGTTGGCAACGGCATTTGCCAAATACAATAAAAAACGGGCAGTAAATCGGGTATTAGTATCTCGGTTTATCCAAGGTATTGCCGCTTAAGTTGATGTTTATTTGTTATAATTATTTTTCTTTGATAGGAGTTTTATATTATGAGTAACCGTGCCGAACTAAAACAAATGTTCATTGATGCTTTGATTGCTACTGGTAAACAAACTGTTAGTAAATCAGAAATCAAAACAATTGCAACCGACCTCGGTCTTAAATCAACCCAATTCTTCACTAAAGAAGAATCTAATCGTGTTGGTCGTGGTCAATATCTAGTGCCAAATGCCAATGTTAATATGCAACCTGCTCTACAAGCGCAAGTGATTCCTATGTCCAAACCTGTTGAAAAATCTAGTCATAAAATCAGTAATGTAACAACTGACCTAGATGTTACTAACCTAGTGCCTGTTGCTTACAAAAACTATGTACCATTTGGTAACTTTGATGATGTATTGTCAATTGTTTCTTCTATGCGATTCTTTCCTGTGTTTATCTCAGGTCACTCAGGTAACGGCAAGACCATGTCTATTGAACAGGCTTGTGCTAAGGCAAAACGCAAATTCGTTTGTGTGTCAATGACACCTGAAACTGATGAGAGTGACCTTCTAGGTAACTATGTTCTGATTGATGGTAATATGGAATGGCGTGATGGTCCTGTGACTACTGCCGCTCGTCAAGGTGCTGTTCTCTGTATTGATGAGATTGATTACGGTGCTCAGAACCTCTCCAGTTTGCAGCGTGTGCTAGAAGGTAAACCGTTTATGTTGAAAAAGAAAGGTGAATTGATTTCACCTGCACCCGGTTTTACCGTGTTTGCTACCGCAAATACTAAAGGTAAAGGTTCAGATGACGGTCGTTATATGTTCACCAATGTTTTGAACGAAGCATTCCTTGAGCGTTTTCGTACCACAATGGAACAAGAATTTCCTCCTGTTAAAACTGAACGCAAGATTATTGAGAAAGAACTTGCTTCTGTTGGTAAAGCAGATAATGATTTTGCCGAGAAGCTTGTTACTTGGGCTGATGTGATTCGTAAAACATTCGCCGATGGCGGTTGCGATGAAGTGATTTCTACTCGCCGTCTTGTGCATATTGTTGAAACATACGGCATCTTTGGTGATAAGATGAAGGCAATTACTCTGTGTCTGAATCGTTTTGATGATGACACTAAGGCATCATTTGTTGACCTGTATACTAAGGTTGATGCAGGTGCTTCTGCTGAACAGATTCTTGCACCTCAACCTGAACCTGTTGTTGAAGAAGTAAAACCTGAAGAACAACCTTACTAATAAGTTTGTAGTTCGGCACTTTGGCCTGTGGCAACACAGGCCTTTTTTTGTAACATTTGCCTGTATAAAGCTTGTATAAATGTTTCAGATATGTTATAATTATATTATCAAATTTGAGAGAACGGTCGCCTCTCAAATGTTTACCTTGTTGCGACCATTTTATGGAGTATTTCGTAATGAAATCAGCTAAAGCTAAAGTTCTCGCCTATCTTTCTAAAGACAGCGAGTATAACACTCTCACCGTTGCCAAGATGCAATCTGTTTTTGGTATCGCAAACCCTTCCGCTACTATCAATGAGTTGCGTAACGAAGGTCATGCAATTTACCACAACACTCGCTTCAATGCTAACGGCGAAAAAGTTTCTTTCTATCGCCTTGGTCAGCCAACTAAGCGCATGGTAGCCGCAGGTATTGCCGCTCTGCGTGCTCAGGGAGAGCGTGCTTTTGCCTAAAATAGTTTAGGAAAAGCGATGAGGAAGTAATACATATAGGTGTTACTTCCTCTTTTTTGTTTATGGAGTTGTCATGGAAATTCAAGTTAAAGTAGAAGATTTAAAGAAAAACAAGGTGTTCGTGGCAACACCGATGTATGGTGGCATGGCTCATGGCCTATACATTAAATCATGCCTAGATTTACAAACCACCATGTCCAAATATGGTGTAGAAACAAAATTCTCCTTTCTGTTCAACGAATCACTCATCACAAGGGCTCGTAACTACCTTGTAGATGAATTTCTCCGTTCTGATTTTACCCATCTCCTCTTTATTGATTCGGACATTCATTACAATCCACAAGATGTAATTGCTATGTTAGCACTTGATAAAGATGTGATTGGTGGTCCTTATCCTAAGAAGTCAATCAATTGGGGTAATGTGGCACAGGCCGCAAGAAATAATCCTAATATGGAACCAAAAGAATTAGAAACTCTTGTTGGTGAATATGTGTTTAATGTTGTAAAAGGCACACAGTCATTTCAAGTTACAGACCCACTAGAAGTGCTTGAAATTGGTACTGGTTATATGATGGTCAAGCGTGGTGTATTTGATAAGATGAAAGATGCTTATCCTATGATTCACTACAAACCTGACCATGTTGGTCAAGCTAACTTTGATGGTTCTCGTTACATTCACGCCTTCTTTGATACAGTCATTGATACAAAAGAATCAATTACAGGCGGCGGTTCTGACCGTTATCTAAGTGAAGATTATATGTTCTGTCAAATGTGGCGTAAAATTGGCGGACAAGTTTGGCTATGTCCTTGGATGAAAACACAACACATCGGCACTTATGCATTTACTGGTAATATGCCTGCTGTTGCACAATATACGGGTCGTCTATGACAAGCAAAGTTGTAAAAGAATCACAAACAGCGACAACAGGTGGCCGTAAATTTGATGGCGGTAAATTACAATATGGTTTACTGCCGCCTGCTGCACTTAAAGCTACAGTTGAGATTCTTACTTTTGGTGCTGAGAAGTATGAGCCTGATAATTGGAAATATGTACCAGAATCCAAACGAAGATACTTTGATGCTTTAAATCGCCATTTGTGGGCATGGAAAGAGGGAGAACAGTTAGACCCTGAATCTGGTAAACACCATTTGGCCCATGCTATGTGTTGCCTCATGTTTCTATACGAACATGATACAATATACTCTGTTGATAAATCTTAATTATGAGAGGTAAGTATGAAACTATCAAACGAAACCATTTCGGTTCTTAAAAACTTTGGTGCAATCAACCAAGGTATCCTTTTCAAAAAAGGTAAAACACTTAAAACGGTATCTTCACACAAGAACATTCTTGCTGAAGTAGATATCAAAGAAGAAATTCCTGCTGAGTTTGGCATTTATGACCTAAACAATTTCTTGTCGGTCATTTCTCTACACAAAGACGACCCATCTTTTGAGTTTGATGAGAAGCAGGTTACGATTGTTGGTAACAAAGGTCGTAGCAAAATCAAATATCGTTTCACACCATCAAATATGATTGTTACTCCACCTGAGAAACAATTGACAATGCCTGATGCTGAAATTAAATTTGAATTGAAATCAGAAGATTTTGAATGGGTTATGCGAGCTGCAGGTGTTCTTGCATCACCACAGATTGCTATTGAATCAGATGGTAAAAAAGTGAGCATTGTTACACTTGACCTACAAAATGATTCTGCACACACAGACGCACTAGAAATTGCTGATGGCAATGGTAACAAATACAAGATGGTATTTAAGACAGAAAACATCACTAAAATTATGAGTGGTTCTTATGATGTTTCTATTTCTTCAAAAGGCATCTCTCATTTCAAAAACAAAACCCTTCCTCTACAGTATTGGATTACGACAGAGCAAGGTTCTAAATTTGAAAAGGTATCTTAAAATGGCATTTAAATATTTCACAAACGCAGTAGAAGGTCATGTTGATGAATCAATTGCTATCAACCCTGACCATATTATTAATGTGTATGAGCGTGAAACAGTTGTAGCTACAAAAGAAGGTAACAAAGAAAAGAAAGTAACAATTCTTTTTGCTGGTCCTGCTGGTTCTTGGGAAGTTAAAGAGGACCTTCTGACCGTTGTTGCTCGTCTAAATGAGCGTGACTAAATTATGATATATGTGAAAGGTTCTTATGGAACATTTGTTATGGACAGAGAAGTATCGGCCTCAGACGGTAGAAGATTGTATTCTTCCAGACCGTCTGAAAAAGCCATTTCAGGAGTATGTGAATCAAAAGGAGATACCAAATCTCCTATTGAGTGGCGGTGCGGGAGTAGGCAAGACAACCGTAGCGAAAGCGATGTGCAACGAAATTGGTTGCGACTTCATGGTAATCAATGGTTCTGATGAAAGTGGTATTGACACATTTAGAACCAAGATTAAGAATTATGCTTCTTCAATGGCACTTACTGGCGGCCGCAAGGTCATCATTATTGACGAAGCAGATTATCTAAACCCAAACTCAACTCAACCGGCTTTGCGTAATGCGATTGAAGAATTCGCAAGCAATTGCTCGTTCATCTTTACTTGTAACTACAAAAATCGCATTATAGAACCGCTACACAGCCGTTGTGCGGTGATTGACTTTGGCCTCAAGAATGGTGAGAAGGCCAAGATGGCTTCGGCGTTCTTCAAACGAATTCAATCAGTTTTGCAAAGTGAATCCGTTGACGCTGATGATGCAGTTTTGGCAGAATTAATTAAGAAACACTTTCCAGATTTCCGCCGTGTTCTCAATGAACTTCAGCGATACAGCCAGTTTGGTAAGATTGATACTGGTATTCTTTCACAGATTGCTGACATTTCAATCAGCGAACTAACCAAGCACATTTCATCAAAAGATTTTTCTTCTATTCGTAAGTGGGTAGCGTCACACGAAATAGACAATACCACCATGTTTCGTAAACTATATGATACATTGTATGACATTCTGAAACCAACATCTATACCACAAGCGGTGTTGATTCTGGCTGACTATCAATACAAAGCTGCATTTGTTGCTGACCAAGAAATTAATATGGTTGCTTGTCTGACAGAACTTATGGTGAATTGTGACTTTGTTTGATTCTTTATTTTCAGATGGGTCTTTGACCAAATATATCAAAGAAAAACAAAACGACATTTGGAAAAATACTTATTTTGAAGGTTATGAGGTTATGTTCATCTTAACCCTAGACAAAAAGGGACTTTTGGTGAAATGTTCGTAGAGAAATATTTAACAAGTAAAGGCCATACAGTAGAAAAAAGAACAAATGCTGGCCACGATAGAATAATTGATGACCACAAAACAGAAATTAAATTTGGAATGTGCAACAAAGGCATTAAAGATTGCTTTTTAATAAACCACATTTCAAAAAATAAAGATTGGGAAAGATTGATTTTTTGTGGCATAAATCCAACCGAAAAAGAAAGCATATTTGTATGGTTTACAAAACAAGATTTCTGTAAAGTTTTAGAAACAACCAACGACATATTTGGTCATCAGCAAGGCGGTAAAAAAATTAAGAATGATGACTATATGTGTGGTAACATTGATAGTTTATTGAAACTTCCTTTTGTTAGACCAATAACAGAATGGAAAAGAAAACAAACTTTGATTGATTTTATATTATGAACCCATTTGACTATGTTAAAGAAATTTTACAAGGTAAAAAACAATTAATTGTTGACGACCTTACAGAGAAAGAATATAACCCTTTCATCGTAAATCGCTCTCTATCCTACCATAAAGATTGCGTTTTGTATGCAAATGAGATGAACCGCCGTCATTTTTTAGACAAAAAGTTGCAGAATGACTTTTTACTAAATACCGTCAGGTCTCAAAAGAGACCCTTTGCGAAGTGGGTTAAGGCTGAGAAAAGTGATGATTTAGAATGTATAAAACAAATCTATGGATTCTCCGATTCAAAAGCCCGTGAGGCACTCCGTCTACTAAGCAAAGACCAAATCCAACAATTAAAAGAACAAACCGATACCGGTGGATTAAGGAAATGAAATGGTAGATTTGACACAGTTCATTGAGGTTTCGCTCAACGAACAAGATGATTTTTTGAAAGTAAGAGAAACCCTTACTCGGATTGGTGTATCTTCACGGAAAGAAAAAGTATTATATCAATCTTGCCACATTCTTCATAAACAAGGCAAGTATTATATTGTGCATTTTAAAGAGTTGTTTGCTTTAGATGGCAAGCCTTCTAACATATCTGAGAATGACATTCAAAGACGGAATGCTATTGCAAATTTGCTAGAAGAATGGGGTTTGATTAAAATATTGAATCGCAGGTTGATAGAAGGTAATATTGCACCTCTACACCAGATAAAAATTATTTCATTCAAAGAGAAAGACGATTGGAATTTAATTGCCAAATATAACATTGGCAAAAAACCAAACGATTATTGATTTTTGAATAAATAATGGTGCGGCGCCTAATGGGCCGCAATTTGATTAACTCGCTTAATAGGAGATAAAAAATGGTTAGTCGTATTTCTTTTGGGCCTTTGGCTCATACAACTTTGGGTTTTGAGCGTTTCTTTGATGATGTTGAAAAACTTTTGGCTACAGATATTACAAAAGTAACCCAATCTTTCCCACCACATAACATCATTAAGCTAGACGAAACGCATTATGTCGTTGAGCTTGCTATTGCTGGTTTCAGTAAAGATGAAATTGAAATCACAACAGAAAATGGAACCCTCACTATCAAAGGTGAAAGGAAAGATAAAGATGTTGAAGTGAATTATCTGCATCGTGGAATTGGCACTCGGTCATTTACAAAACAATTGACCATTGCTGACACCGTTGAAGTTCGTGGTGCAGAGTTTAAAGATGGCATTTTGCGTGTTGGTTTAGAGAATGTAATTCCTGAGCACAAGAAACCACGCAAGATTGAAATTGGTAATGAACTTAAAGAGTTTAAGCCACAACTTCTACAAGAGAAGAAAGTAGCATAACTCGGCGGGGCTCTGCCCCGCTTTACTTGGAGATATTATGACAAAGCGTGATAAAAACTTTCGGTTGAGTAAAACAACCAAACGGATGATGGCAGGTAAACTCTGCACCAATCCAAATCAATTTAAAAAAGCCATGATTGAAGCACAAATCATTGGCTCTATTCCAGTCAAATCAGAAAAGAAAAGCAAAAGCACACCTAAGGAAGAATAATGAAGAACATAAAAATGTTTATGCACCTTCACAAAGATTTTCCTTTTAATTTTGATTCTTCTTGGGTCAAAGCGTGTTATGCTGGAGGTACCGGGCCGTATGAATGGCACCCACCATCTGATAAAGGTGCCTTTATTAATGTTACACTTGGCGGCATTTTAAAATATCGTCATTATTATTCTGGCATTTCAGAAAATGAATTTCTTCGGGCTATTGGCCAACAAGCAACCGATTGTTATGTATCAAATTTAGGTTATGATATGCCAGATTATGTTGGTGTTGGGTCATATCGCCGTTACCTTTTTATTGTGGATGCTCATAATAACCCACACGAAAAGGTTACAATGCCAGCCAATGAAGAATCTGTAAAATATTTAACTTCAGATGAGCAATTGGAAGCAGCTTCAAAATTATTGGATTCTGTTGATATAATTATCAATCGTGCTAGAACAATTAATGTAAACATTGAAGAACAATACCTGCAATCACAACCTAAGGTATATTGGGATTTGTTTAAACAAGCTATTGTCAAAGTAAATCCGTCATACGAAAAACACATGAGTTGGTTTACAACCAATAACATCATTAGTTTTGAAGGAGTTTACATTGTTCGTAAAGACCTATTTAAAAAATTAGTGAGTGAATATTTTCAGATTATGGAATACATTTGGTCTAATAGTCCAAACAATTATCCAACGCAACAAGTAACCTCTGAACCTCTTCCTTGGAGATACCCTGGTTTTCTAAATGAGAGGTTTGTTCCGTTTTTTATCTTTGCGAATTCTTTAAGAAAAGCAGAAGTACCTTTGGTGTTTTTAAATTGAAAGAAAAATTCATCTCTGCTCATATGAAAGCTGCACAAGCATATGCAGAACTTTCATCAGCTAAAAGATTACAAGTTGGTTGTGTCATTGTAAAAGAAAACACGATTATTGGTATTGGTTATAATGGAATGCCAAGTGGCTGGGACAATAATTGTGAAACAGAAGAAAACATTACACGACCAGAAGTGCTTCATGCCGAGACAAATGCAATCGCAAAAGTGGCACGCTCAACAAACTCAACTGACGGCTCTGATATGTTTATCACTCATGCGCCTTGTTTAGATTGTGCTAAGTTAATTCATCAGGCTGGTGTTAAAAATGTTTGGTTTAAAAATCATTATCGTGACACCTCAGGCATTTCTTTTCTTCAAAAGTGTGGAATAGGAGTTACAAATGTCCAATAAAAAAACATATACAACCAAAGTTTTGGCAATTGATTGTTTTGGTGACGCAATTATACAATTACCAGATGAATTAGTAAAAGAATTAGATTGGCGGCCAGGAGATAAGCTAGATTATCAGTTAAAAGGCAAATCTGTAATTATTACCAATCTTACCAAAAATGAACGATTATTGAAAAAATAGATAGCAGTTATAAAAAAATAATATTAGACAAATGATGGTTTTTGTGTTACAATATTGATAAGTATTATTAAGGTCATAAACCTAATAAACTTTAACTATTAAGGAGAATTGAATTGAAAACAGTAGGTGATAAGATTGAACCGTTTGTCGTAACCGGCATTAATCCTGGTTCAGATAAGTTTTTTGATATTACGGAAGAATCTTTTTCTGGTAAATGGAAAGTAATCGTTTACTATCCAAAAGATTTCACATTTGTATGCCCAACAGAGATTGTGGCTTATGATAAACTATTCCAAGATTTTGCAGACCGTGATGCTGTATTGCTGACGGGCTCAACAGACAATGAGTTTTGTAAATTGGCTTGGCAAAATGCACATGAAGATTTGAAAAAGATTAAACACATTCAGTTTGCTGATACGCAAAGAGAAGCTTCTTGGTCTAAAGACAGATGTGTTTCTGGTAGCCTCGTAGAACAACTTGGTGTGTTCTTCAACCCTGCCGGTGCTGCTCTCCGTGCAACATTTATTGTTGACCCACAGAATGTTATTCAACACATTACTGTCAACAATCTAAATGTTGGTCGCTCACCAGAAGAAACTCTGCGTGTATTGGATGCTCTGCAAACTGGTGAATTGTGTGCCTGTAATCGCACCGTTGGTGGTGAAACACTATGAGTTGGGTTGACCAAATAAAGGAGGCTTTGCCTGAATATGCGAAAGACACTAAACTCAATTTGGATTCTGTTATCAATCGTAGCACTCTTGATGCTACTGTTGCTCAAGGCTGTGCCTTGGCCGCTGCTATGGCAACAGGCAATGGAAAACTCGTTGCCTTTATACAGTCAGGTTTGGAGGATGCCAAAGAGTGTGACGCAGCATTGACCGCTTCTTCACTTATGGGTATGAACAATGTTTGGTATCCATATGTTGAAATGGTAAATGACCCTAACCTTTCTGGTTTGCCAGCACAATTGCGTATGAACGCTATTGCAACACACGGCGGAACAACGAAGGCCAATTTTGAAGCCTACAGTTTAGCTGCGAGTATTGTTGGCAAGTGCCATTTCTGTGTTAAGGCACACTATGATACTTTGAAGAAAGAAGGTATGACTGTTGAACAGTTGCGTGACATTGGTAGAATTGCAGCAGTTATTACTTCCGTTGCAAAAGTGTTAAATAGTTAATGGCATTTCTCGTTCATAATCTACCACCAGTTCAATGCTTCGTTAAGAAAGAGTTTCTCTATGATTTTGAAAAAGGTCATGGAGAATATGAACCTTGCATTTGGATGACAATCAAATGTATCAAAGGCCAAGCCTTTCGCATTGAAGCACTTCTGCCTAATTATGGTGCTTTATATGATAAACTTCCTCTCCATGCTTTTGTATCACGGCAAACAGACCTTAAAACTGCAACTTTGCCTTTGGACTACTTGCAAATATGGGACTGTTTGAGTTATAATGTTACTGTAATTGAAAAAGATAATTTGCGAATGTTGAAATGCAAATTCTTGGACAAAGACAGAACATGGCACTTCGGTGAGTATATGTTCACCGTAGATTTTTGCCAAAACGACCCTGGTTATTTGAATACAGGATTTTCTGAAACAGTTGAAGAACACAAAAGTTACAACTTTATCAAATTAGATAATGGTCAGTATGCGGCACAACCAAATAACAAGACCCTTTTCTATGATGCATCTTTGACTGTACCTGAATTTAAACGACCAGATTTTAAAATAGCAACAAAGTTATATTCTGTAGAGAAATTCAATAAACACTCTGCTAGAAATAACAATGATTTTTTTTATGACTTTGAAGAAAGAAAAGAATGAACATTCGTGAACTTGCAAAAAAACTAGCCATTGAAAACAAAATGCCTCGGGCCGAGAAGTATGATTTGGCGCTTCGTGAATTTGACAATAGTGTTGAAGTGATTGGTTGGATGCAAGACCCGACCTATGACATGAAGGACTTCCAAGGGCGTGAGATGCTTTTTCCAAAACGCTGGGTTACAATTGGTGTATTGTCAGCTGATACGGAGGTTCGTGTATGACTGTTAAACTTATAACCTTCAAAACAAACCAAACAATTCTGGCTGAGATTGATTGCACAGGAGAAAAAGAAATCTCTATGAAAGAGCCTGTTCAGGTGATTGTGCAACCAACACAACAAGGCCCAATGATGGGCTTCGCACCATTTTTAGAATATGCTGAAGAATTCAATACAGGCATTAAAGTATCAATGGACGATGTTCTTTGTCTTACTACACCAAGCCGTGAATTAGTAAATCAATATAACAAAATGTTCGGAAGTGGCATACAGATTGCCTCATCTATTCCTAAAATCTGATATAATATATGAATGTCTAAAAAATATTACACCCATGTTCTCTGCTTTGGTAATCACATTATGTACCGAGGCATCAACAACGGTCGGAGAGTAAAGCAGAAGATTGAATACTCTCCGACTTTGTATTTTCCCACTAACAAGAATACCGAATGGCGCTCGTTACAGGGCGATGTGCTAGAACCTAAATCGTTTGGCTCTATCCGTGAGGCTAAAGAGTTCATCAAACGGTATGAAGAAGTTCAAAACTTTAAGATGTTTGGTAATACCAGGCTTGAGTATGCCTATATCGCTGATACTCAGAAGGGTATCATAGATTGGGACATCAAAGACCTTGACATAGCCATCATTGACATTGAGGTTGGGTCAGAGAACGGCTTCCCAGACCCAGCCACCGCCAGCGAACCGGTGACCGCCGTAGCTGTAAAACGACTAAATAAAAGGTTAAGCGTTTACGGATGTGGGGATTTTGACAATTCCCGTGATGATGTTGACTATATCAAGTGCCAAGACGAATATACCCTACTTAAAACCTTCCTGATGGATTGGGAAGCAAACACACCAGATATTATGTCTGGTTGGAATATTAAGTTCTTTGATATTCCGTATCTCCACAATCGTATGCAAAGAATTCTTGGGCCAGATTTGACCAAAAAACTATCTCCATGGGGTGGTCTTGCAGAGCGTGAAAAAATTATTAAAGGTAAAAAACAAACAACATATGAGATTCTCGGTGTTTCTTGTCTTGATTATATTGAGTTATACCGCTGGTATGCTCCCTCTGGTAAATCACAAGAGTCCTACAAACTTGACCACATTGCTTCAGTTGAACTAGGCACAAACAAACTAGATTATTCTGAGTATGACAACCTGCATCAATTGTATAAACTAAACTATCAAAAGTTTATTGAGTATAATATCAAAGATGTGGAACTTATTGTTGAACTAGAAGATAAGTTGAAACTGATTGAGTTGGCTGTAACTCTGGCATATGACACTAAAACGAACTTTGAAGATGTGTTTGCTCAAACTCGTATGTGGGATTCTCTAATCAATTGTTATTTGATGGAACAAAAGATTATTGTGCCACCAAAAGAACGCAAAGAAAAAGATTCTGCATTTGAAGGCGCATATGTCAAAGAACCACAAGTTGGTAAGCACGATTGGGTTGCATCGTTTGACCTAAACTCTCTTTATCCACATTTGTTGATTCAATACAATATTTCACCAGAAACAATTATTGAACCTCACGAATACACACTAGAAATGCGGCGTATTATTTCTGATGGTGTAAGTGTTGATAAGATGCTTGATATGAAAGTTGATACAAGCAAACTAGAAGGTGTTACATTGACACCAAACGGTCAATACTTTACAACTCGTAAACAAGGTTTTCTTCCTAAGATGATGGAAGAAATGTATGAGGACCGAAAAAAGTTTAAGAAACTGATGATTAAGGCACAACAAGATTATCAAGTTGAAACTGATAAGAAGAAAAAAGCAGAACTAGAAAAACTCATTGCACGATATAACAATCTACAACTTGCAAAGAAAGTTTCGCTAAACTCTGCTTATGGTGCTCTTGGCTCACAATACTTTCGTTTCTATGATTTGCGTCAGGCACTTGCAGTTACACAAGCAGGTCAATTAAGTATTCGTTGGATTGAGAAGAAACTCAATCAATTTATGAACAAATTATTAAAAACGGAAAAAGATTATGTTATTGCTTCAGATACAGACAGCATTTATCTCCGTCTTGGTGAGCTCGTTGATAAGGTGTATAAAGAAAAGACGGACACTAATGCAATTATCACCTTCATGGACAAAGTATGCGAAGATAAAATTCAACCATTTATTGATGAAAGCTACCAAGAACTTGCTGATTATGTTCACGCACACTCACAAAAAATGCAAATGAAGCGTGAAGCGTTGGCAGACAAAGGTCTATGGACTGCCAAAAAACGCTATGCGCTAAATGTATTTAATAACGAAGGTGTTGTTTACAAAGAACCAAAACTCAAAGTGATGGGTCTAGAGATGGTCAAATCATCTACACCTTCTGTTATCCGTGAAAAGATGAAATATGTTTTGAACCTAATGATGATGGGCACCGAAGAAGATGTGCATGAGTTTATCTCAACTTTCAAAGAAGAATTTATGAAACTTCCGCCAGAAGATATCTCATCACCAAGAGGTTGTAATGGCATTGCACAGTATTCGGATTCAGTTACATTGTATAAAAAAGGCACACCAATTCATGTAAAGGGTGCCATTCTATACAACTTTCATATTAAACAAATGAAATTAGAGAACAAGTATCCAATGATACAAGAAGGTGAGAAATTAAAGTTTGCTTATCTGAAAATGCCTAACCCAATCAAAGATACTGTCATCAGTTTTCCTCAACGACTGCCAAAAGAAATGGGTTTGCAAGAGTTTATTGATTATGATATGCAATTTGAGAAAGCCTTTTTAGAACCAATTCGTGTCGTATTGGATTGTATGGGTTGGAAAACAGAGAAACAAAACTCATTGGAGGATTTCTTTGGATAATATTCGCATTATACAAACTGGTGTTGATGTAAGTAAAATCAAAGAACAGTTAGAAATGTATCCAAAAGATTGGGGTATCCAAACAGAAATGGAACATAGAGATATGCTTGACCCTAATACCAACCTTGTAAGTGCTAAAGTATTACAATTGATGGTTGGTGCAATATCAGAGGTTGGCCAAGATGTTCGTAATTCTGAAATCTGCATACCCACATCTGCTTGTAGCCGTCATACAGAAGTGTTACGCTGGGCTTGGAAAACATTTGGTCGTTTTGCTCGGTGTGCTTTTTTGGCTTTGCCGCCAAAAAAGATAGTCGGTCAACACATAGATTGGGGAACATATTACCTCACGAAAGACCGATATCACCTTTCAATACAAGGTCGTTATAAGTATACAGTTGGCGGAGAATCCGTTATCGTAGAACCAGGAACATTTCTTTGGTTCAATAATAAACTATCACATGGCACAGAGAATATTGGTGAAGAAACAAGAATCACATTTGTAATAGATGTGCCTCACCATCCAAATAACCCATGACACAAGTAATTTTTCCTTTAATCACAGCGTTAGCATTATCTGCTATAGCTGCCTTTTATTCTGTAATTGGTTTAGCGCAAATCTTTCCTGGTTCATTTTGGCCAATCGTAGTTATGGGTTCAGTATTAGAGCTTGCTAAACTCGTTACTGTTTCTTGGGTGTATAATAATTGGAATACAACAAAAAGAATAATGAAATATTATTTTTTGACTGCTGTTATATTGCTAATGATTATAACATCAATGGGTATCTTTGGTTACCTTTCAAAAGCTCACCTAGAATCTAATGTCACACTTGGTGCCAATTCTGTTCAACTTAAAACATTAGAGACACAAGAAAAAATTGCTAAAGAAAGGTTGACATATCTTTTACAGAGAGCAGGCGACCCAGCTACAGCATCAGCTCGTATTGATAGGCAGATACAAGAAACACAAACAGAATTAAAAAGAATTACAAACGAAAAACTGCCTTTGATGGCAGAAGAAAACAAATTGGCGGCAGAGATTGGTCCAATTAAGTATATCGCCGAAATGTTCTATGATAAAGATGACCCTTCATTCATAGATAAAGCTGTAAGAGCAGTAATCATTACAATCATTATTGTTTTTGACCCACTTGCCGTGTTACTTCTTATAGCATCACAACAGAGTTACCGTAAATTAAAACCACACCAAAAACAAATAAGATGGCCAAAATTTACCAGAAAGCAAGTAAAACCACTTGACAAACCACCTGAGGATAGTGTAAAATTTAATCCTTATTTGGACACAACAAGTAACGAAATTATTCCCAAATCAAAGATTACCAAAATGGATGGAGGCACTTTTTAATATGAGTTTGCTAGATAAATTAAAAAAGAATACAACGATTAAAGATTCGTCTATTCTTGCTAAATCAAAATTCTTTAATGAAAAAGATATGATACAAACAGATGTGCCGATGGTCAATGTGGCACTATCTGGACAATTAGATGGTGGCCTAACACCAGGACTTACAATGCTTGCAGGTCCATCTAAACACTTCAAAACAGCATTTGCTCTTTTGATGGCATCTTCTTATATGAAAAAATATAAAGAAGCTGTCGTATTGTTTTATGATTCAGAATTTGGCACACCACAAAAATATTTTGAAACATTTAACATCAATATGGACCGAGTTCTTCATACACCAATTACTGACATTGAAGAATTGAAACATGATATTATGAATCAGTTGCAAGGCCTTGACAAAGATGACAAAGTGATTATTGTCATTGATTCAATTGGTAATTTGGCATCACGCAAAGAAGTTGAAGATTCGTTAGAAGGTAAATCTGTTGCAGATATGACCCGTGCCAAACAAATCAAGTCATTGTTCCGTATGATTACACCACACCTAACAATCAAAGATGTTCCAATGGTTGTTGTCAATCACACTTACAAAGAAATTGGTATGTTCCCTAAAGATATTGTTGGTGGTGGTACAGGTTCTTATTACTCTGCTGATACAATTTGGATTCTTGGTCGTCAACAAGATAAAAATGGCGGTGAAATTACTGGTTACAACTTCATTATCAATGTTGAAAAATCTCGTTATGTGCGTGAGAAATCTAAAATTCCTATTACTGTTTCATTTGATGGCGGTATTCAGAAATACTCTGGTCTTTTAGAAATTGCTTTAGAAGGAGGTTTTGTTCAGAAGCCATCGCCTGGTTGGTATGCAAAAGTTGACCAGAAAAGTGGTGAGCTTGGTGCTAAACTGCGTGAGACAGACACCAACTCAAAAGAATTTTGGAAGGATATTCTAAATGATAAGAAGTTTAATGAATACATTAAGCAACGGTACTCTATTGCTTTTGGAAGTATTCTCGGACAAGATGCAGAGTTGGAGGAAACCGAAAGTGCTTAAAGAAGGAGTTGACTACGCTTTCATAGAATTCAAAGATAGTGACCTTACTGGTATACAAGTTCTAAAAGGCGAGTATGAAGGCGTAGTTTACCATTACCATAAAGCCAGGGTAGTTGAAGATAACGGCTTTGCTAGGTTACAATTTGGTTTTACAATCGTTCATCCAGGCAAACACGACATAGACCTCTTGCAAAATGACGAAGGATTTGTTACAATTATGGGTGATATCTTACAACAATTAGTATTGAATAAAGCGAAGGCAGATGAACAGATTAGAACAGATAATTCTGAAGAATTTAATTTACAATGAGGCTTTCACAAGAAAAGTAATTCCTTTTATTCGTTCTGATTATTTTGGTGAAGATGCCGAAAGAATCATTTTCAAAGAAGTTTTTGAATTTACAAACAAATACAAGAATCTTCCGTCACACGAAGCCCTTGTAATCAACCTTACCGAAAGTAAATCGCTGACCGAACCACAAGTAAGGTCGGCGATTGAACTTCTCAACGAAATCAAAGAATCAAAAGATGAAACTGTAGAGTTGTCTTGGATTACTGAGCAAACAGAAAAGTTTTGCCAAGATAAAGCCATCTACAATGCCATCATGGAATCTGTGCATATCCTTGATGACAAAAACTCCAAAAAATCAAAAGGCGAAATACCAAAACTTCTTGCTGATGCTCTTGGTGTTTCATTTGACAGTAATGTTGGTCACGATTACATGAATGACTTTGATGACCGATATGACTTCTATCACCGTGTTGAAAGTCGTATTCGTTTTGATTTGGATATTTTCAACAAGATTACTAAAGGCGGTCTGCCAGTTAAAACTTTGAATATTGCTCTTGCAGGCACAGGTGTTGGTAAATCATTGTTTATGTGTCACATGGCAGGCTCTTGTTTGTCACAAGGCCATAATGTGTTGTATATTACACTAGAAATGGCCGAAGAAAAGATTGCTGAGCGTATTGATGCGAACTTACTCAATGCTGATTTCAATGAACTTCATACGATGAGTAAATCTGATTATGAGCGCAAGTTTGAAGCCCTCAGAACCAAAACTCATGGTAAACTTATCATCAAAGAATATCCAACTGCCAGCGCTTCTGCACTACATTTCCGTGCTTTGCTAAACGAACTTGCTCTGAAGAAGAATTTCAGACCAGATATTATCTTTATTGATTATCTAAACATCTGTTCATCAGCACGAATCAAACCAGGCGGCAATGTCAACAGTTATACTTACATTAAATCTATTGCTGAAGAATTGCGTGGTCTTGCCGTTGAAAACAACCTACCTATTGTTTCTGCGACACAAACAACCCGAAGCGGTTTCACCAATTCAGACCCTGGCTTGGAAGATACAAGTGAATCGTTTGGTCTGCCTGCAACGGCCGATTTTATGTTTGCTTTGATTTCAAATGAAGAACTAGAAGGTCTGAATCAGATTCTTGTCAAACAATTAAAGAATCGTTATAGTGACCCAAATGCCTTCAAACGATTTGTAGTTGGTGTTGACAGGTCAAAAATGCGACTATATGATGCAGAAGATTCAGCACAACAGGGCATTACTGATTCTGGTCAAGATGAAGATACAGGCCCAATCAATACATTTGGCACAAGAGAAAGCAAATTTAATCGTAATTTTGATGGTCTAAAAGTATGAATTTAAATTATGACCAGGCCTTGCATTGTGCCAAGGTTTTTGAAGATTATTTTGGTGATTTCAACCGAATAGATGAGTATATGCGAGAGCAGAAATTAAACTCTCTCGCAGAAATGCCATTTGCTTTGCCAGGTTGTGGACCAGAAGCAGATTTGTTTGATGATTTTACCATGAACCCACAAGATATGGAGTTTGAGGTTGTTGAACTAGAATCGGCTAGATGGCAATTATATCTGGATATTATTTCATCACACAATAATCTATCATCACCTGGCCGTAATGTTCGCTTGGCTGTAATGGAAAAGAAAACTCAGAAATGGGTTGGTTTCATTCGTCTTGGTTCTCCAACAATTATGATGAAGCCAAGAAATGAACTTCTTGGTTGTGTAATGACAAATGAACTAGAAACAACCAAGGCTTTCAATCGTGCTGCTGCGATGGGTTTTGTAATTGTACCAGCGCAACCTTTTGGTTTCAATTATCTTGGTGGTAAATTGCTGGCAGGTATCTGTTGTTCACATGAAGTGCGTGAGATATTGAACAAGAAGTATGGTATGAATACTTGCTTGTTTGAAACCACCAGTTTGTATGGCACCACAAAGTCCGTATCTCAATATGATGGTATGAAACCTTATCTAAGATTTGGTGGTGTAACTGAATCTGATTTTTTACCAATGATGCATGGCAAACCATATGAAGATTTAAAAGAATATGTTGAAGGTATTGTTGGTGAATTTGTTCCTGCTGATGCTTCTAGTCGCAAACTAAAGATTAGCAATACGATTATTGCGATGACGAAGGCTGCATTAAAGAACCATAAGAGTGATTATGACACATTTATGGCCACCATCCAGAAAGCCAAAGGTTTGACTGAAAGAAAACGATACTACTATTCAAACTATGGTTTTTCTAACTTCAAAGATGTGGTGATTGGAAAGTCAGATAAACTTGTACCAGACAAGGAAAACTATGATAAATTTCACATGGAGAATATCATAGAATGGTGGAAAAAGAAGGCTTGTAGTAGATTTACAACACTTCAGACAGAAAACCGACTGAGAACAGAGATAGAGGTGTGGACAGGCGATAAAGAGATTGACATTATCCGTTAATCGTAGTAGGATAAATACATGAATATGAAAATTCCTACTAAAGTCAATACTGATACTTCAAGTCAATCTGGTGCTGGTGCAGAAGTAACTGCATTAGCAGAATCTTTGCAAGCATATGCTTGTGCAACTAGACAACACTATGGTAAACCTCTTGGCGATATATCTCAGGTTACAGAAAGAACAATTGCTGATGCTGATTGCGATAGAACACTAAAACAATGTATGAAAGGCCTTGACGAAAAATGGTTTCTCAGCATCGTAAAAACAGCAAATAAAATTTTTGAAGAAGTTCCTGGAGCTAAAACAGGAAAAAGATTTAAGTTTTACCGTGGAGGTAGATTTGTAGATTCCATTTACAATCAATGGAGAAAATTTAAAAAAGATAGTGGAATTACTGGTGATGATAAATGGAATCCTGCTGATATTTGGATGGCCAAAAAAGATTTTAAATTAAAGGATGGTTGGCCAACCCTTAGAGATTATAACCGTTACATCTATGATGAATTTGCAAAAACCAATTTAATTGGTATTTCTTTAAAAAAATTAGACCCTAAAGCAACTGAAGCACATTCTAAAATTTTTAATAATGGTAAACCACTTATAGCACAGTTTAAAGGAATAAAACTCGGCGCAAATATGTTTGATTCAAAAGATATCTACATACAATACAAATCAGAAGGCGTTGACGGTGAAATTCAGTTTCGTAATTTTTCTAGCAGACCACAACCATCTTCTTGGCAAGGAGAAATTAAAGGTAAAAGCGCTGCAGGTGGAAAAATTGGCGGCGGAGTTGTAATGTCTGGTGCTATAGAAGCGGGAGTTCCTAGAACTAAATTAACACAACCAAATCAAGTGCCAATTGAAAAGCCAAAAGATTCTGACTTTAAAGAATTTGCTATGATGTTTAAATACTTATCAAAATCAAAAGATAATTTAGACAACTTAATAATGCAGGCAAAAGCTGGCCACCGAAAAGATAAAACTTGGTGGATGTCCAAATATCTTGGAATTAGTTTAGTATATGCAGTATTACAATCAAAAAAAGAAGATGCATTTTGTAAATATATTTTTGAGTATGCTTCATCAGCAACAAAAAATAGTAGTATTTTTATAAAGTATAGCTAATGAATTTCACAGAATTTTTAACCGAAGGTAAAGAAGGTAAGAATGTTCACCTTGAGCATATTGAGGATGAAGTTCTAAATTTTGGCGTAACTGGTGCCAGGTCCGCCATTAACTTTCTACAATCACTCCGTAATATGTTGGCAGGTCATGCTGAATCAAAAGTGAATATTACTACGAAGTGGGATGGCGCACCTGCTATTTTTGCTGGTATTAATCCAGAAAATGGTAAATTCTTTGTTGGCACCAAAGGTGTATTCAATGTCAGCCCAAAATTAAATTATACAGATGAAGATATTGATAACAACCATCCAACAGAAGGCCTTAATAAAAAACTTAAAGTAGCACTACGCTATCTACCAAAACTCGGCATCAAAGGCATATTGCAAGGCGATATGATGTTTACAAAAGGTGATATTGATAAGCAAGTAATTGATAATCAATCTTACATTATCTTTCAACCAAATACGATTGTCTATGCTGTGCCATCAGATACGAAACTTGCTCGTTCAATGTTAGATGCTCAAATTGGTGTGGTATTTCATACATCATATACAGGTAAGAAGATGCAGGATATGAAGGCCTCTTTTAATGTTGATATTGGCGGTCTCACAAATACTAAAGATGTTTGGTTCCGTGATGCGTCATTTGTTGATACCTCTGGTTCTGCCACATTCACAGAAGAAGAAACGAAGCAATTGACAACCATACTTTCTATGGCAGGCAGGACCTTTCAGAGTATTAGTTCTATGGTATTGAATCGTGTTGCTTCAAATGATGTAATTAAAACTTATATCAAAACATTTAATAATGCTAAAGTTCGCCAAGGTGCCAAAATTACCAATACAAATCAACATACATTGGAATTGATTCGCTGGGTTGAGGCGAAGCTAAATAAAGATATTGCTGATGTAAAAAAAGAAGAAGCAAAAAGAAAGCGTATACAAGCTAAAACGGAAATTATGCGGTTCTTCCGTCAAAATGCAGGACAATTAAGGTCTATATTTGATTTACAAAATCTGTTAGTAGATGCAAAACTAATGATTGTTCGTAAATTAGAAACTGTCAAATCAATTGGTACATTTGTAAAAACTGATGATGGTTTCAGAATTACTGCACCAGAAGGGTTTGTTGCGGTAGATAGGTTAAAAGGTAATGCAGTTAAATTGGTTGACCGATTAGAATTTAGTCAAGCAAACTTTAATGCTGCAAAGAATTGGGACAAATAATGGCATACGATATTACTAAAATTTTAGCAGAGTATGGTGAAGATGACTTTGGGTTTACTACAGTTGATGAAGCTGAATATCAAGCAGTTATTGCTGAGAAAGATGAAACTGTAGAAGAATACAAAGCTAGGTTAGCACAGGTAGAAAAGATTATTATGCCTTTTCTTACTAACCTTTATAAGTCAGCTAATCAACCATATATTCATTGGCCAAACCGTGGTCCAATTATTGAAAAACAAATGCAAAAGATTCTTACTTTGACGAGGGGTTAATGTTTAAAAGTAAGGTAGATGAAGCTGCATATGTTGGCAACATTGGTATGATGGAACTAATGAGATTTCACCAAAAAGCCAATGCAGAACAAAAAAAGAAACTTCAACAACATATAAAGAATAAAGAAAGTGGTAAAGCTTGGGACCACATTCAACAAGTTACTGGCATGAAGTTGCATAAGAGTGTAAAAGAAGAAGCAAAGCCAGATATTTTGCCTGTTGCTGGTGCTGGCCAATGGGGAACAGATACACTACGGCGAAATTATCAAAATGCAACACCTGGCCAAGGAATAAAACGATTTAAGGATTATAACAAGCATAAGTAATTAATAACAACTGAGGTTTATTATGAAAGATTTGATAATCGGCACAAGTACCAACTATGATTGGTCCAAATTAAAATATTGGGTCAACTCAATCAACAAATCAGGATTCCAAGGTGATAAGGTCCTGGTTCTTCTCAACTGCGATAGAGACACCATAAAAAAAGTCCAAGAAGCAGGGTTCATTGTCGTTGGCACCAAACAAGATGACAATGGAAATTTAGTATACCAATCAAGTATTCCTGTTCATGTAGAGCGCTTTCTACATATGCACGCTTTCTTAGAAAAAAGAGAGTATCGCTATGTCATCACTACAGATGTAAAAGATGTGGTGTTTCAGCGTAACCCAATTGATTATATTGAAAAAACACTCAATGATGATAAAGAGTTGATGTTTGCTTCAGAATCTTTGCGTTACTTTGATGAACCATGGGGAAATCAAAACCTAATGGACACATATGGCAATTACATCTATGACCATTATAAAGGTAATGAAATTTATAATGTCGGTGTTTTGGCAGGCACAGGCCAAGCGATGAAAGAATTGTTTATCAACATCTTTGCTGCAGCTATTGGCCGACCAATTCCTATTTGTGACCAATCAACCTTTAATTTTATGATTCAAAGCACATGGTTCAGAAAAACATCCGTGTATTTGAGGTCTGAAGATGCTTGGGCTGCACAACTTGGCACAACAGCGGATCCATCTAAAATAGAACAGTTTAGACCTTTATTGGTAGAACCTGAACCAAAAATGGAAAATGGTGAAATCACAACATCTGCCAATATACCCTTTACAATTGTGCATCAGTATGATAGAATTCCTTATTGGAAAAATGTGATAGAGGCAAAATATGGCTAAAAAAGTATTAGTAACTGGTGGTGCAGGTTTTATTGCACACCATCTGATTGAAACATTGATACAAAAAACTGATTGGGAGATTGTATCATTAGACCGTTTGGACTTTTCTGGTAATCTAAATCGTCTTGCAGATGTGATGCAACAATTTACACCGCAAGATAGAAAGAGAGTTCAAATTGTTTACCATGATTTACGAGCAGAACTAAATGCACAGATTATTAGTTTGCTTGGCGATGTAAATATTATTTTACATTTAGCCGCAGGTTCTCATGTTGACCGTTCAATTGAATTCCCTATGGAGTTTGTGATGGACAATGTGGTTGGTACAACCAACCTTTTAAACTACGCAAGAAACCTACGCAATCTAGAAAGATTTGTTTATTTTTCTACTGACGAAGTGTTTGGTCCTGCACCAGAAGGCGTTTATTATGGCGAGCGAGACAGGTATAACTCAACAAACCCTTATTCAGCTTCTAAAGCTGCCGCAGAAGAAATTTGTGTCGCATTTGAAAACACTTATAAGATGCCATTATACATTACACATACGATGAATGTATTTGGCGAGCGTCAGCATCCAGAGAAATACATTCCGTTGTGTATTCGCCGTGTCCGTGCAGGTGAAACAATTATGATTCATTCTGACCCAACAAAGACCAAGGCAGGTTCTCGCCATTACATTCACGCAAAAGATGTAGCAGATGGTCTACTTCATGTTTTGAGTTTACAAGGACCATTTTCTAAAGATTATGGTGGTGCCAAATGTCCTAAATTTAACCTTGTTGGTAAAGAAGAAATTGATAATCTTACTTTAGCACAGATGATTGCTAAAGTGCAAGGTAAAGAATTGCATTATCAAATGAATGATTTTCATTCTGCAAGGCCAGGCCATGACCTTAGATATTCATTGAGTGGTGAATATATGAAATCATTGGGATGGGAACCACAAATTGCTTTGAGTGAGCGTATTGAACAGGTTGTAAACTGGACTCTGGCAAATGATAGGTGGTTGAAATGAAAATTGCATTGTGTTTGAGTGGACAGCCAAGATGTGTCAAACAAGGTTATGAATACCACAAAAAGAATCTATTAGACCATTATGATGTAGATGTTTTTTGCCATGTGTGGGACACAAATGGAGTGGAAGATATTTCGCTTTATAATCCAACAGCGTTGATGATTGAAAAATCATTAACAAATGACCTATCAAAATACACAAGAGTTCCACCACCACAACCAAATTGGAAAGTAAAAGACCCTGCTCGTGCAGCATGGAATCTCACTTACTCTCTGATGAAAGCAAACGAACTGCGACAAGCATCTACAACAAAATACGATTGGGTAATTCGTTCTCGTTATGATTTCGCACTAAATGTGGTAATTCCTTTTGCAGAGTTAGATAGCACCAAACTTTACATACCAAATTGTCGTATGACACCACAGAGAGATTTTGGTAATGACCAGTTTGCATTTTCTTCACCTGAAAATATGGACAAATATGCAGATTGTTTTAATCAAATTAACAAGTTTTATGACCTTGGCACAATTATGATTGGTGAAGAAATGATGGCTGCAAATTGGCGTGAAAAAGGTTTAACTGGTGAGAACTTAGTTTACTTTGACCCCAATCACCCGTTTCCACCTGGCCCACACAACGGCACCTGGCATTCATTATTGAGAGAAGATTTTGAATCTTGGCAAAAGTAATCAAACAGCTGAAAGGCCATTCAATGAGTAAAGTTGAATTGATGCAAAAAGATGGTCAGACCTTTGTTCGTAAGACCGGAGGTATTGGTCGCAATATAGAAAGATATGATGCTCTTTCTCGCCTTAACTTGCCTATTCCAAAAATATTAGAAATTTATGGTGATTCATATGACATGGAATATATTCAGCATGAAGATATGAAAACCTTTTTGACAAATCATAATGTAAATGATTTGGCTGAATTTTTAAAAACCACAATTGATAGTTTTTTATGGACTACAATTGAAAAAGATTATTCTAGGATATACGAACAAAAACTTTCTGTTTTTCCTTGGGATAATTATGACCTGCCATTTAGAGGGCATGAGTTATACAATAAATTACCAAAATTTTTACCTTCGTCAGAGTATCATGGTGATTTGACTTTAGAAAACATATTGTATAAAACAACGGGTGATTTTGTTTTAATTGACCCACTAACTACTGAGTATGATTCATATGTTTTTGATTTAGCTAAATTGCGCCAAGATATTACCTGTAAGTGGTTTATCCGTGGCGAAAAGTTTTATTTTGATTCTAAGTTAAAAGTATTAGATGACACTTTAAAAACCTATCGCCATTATTACGATGATTATTTACTCATACTGATGTTAATGAGAGTTTTGCCTTACACATATTATGATGCAGATAAAGAATTCGTTGAAAGTGAGATAAGAAAATTATGGAAGTAATTATTCCTTGCGCTGGTGCTTCATCACGGTTTCCTGGTATGAGACCAAAATATTTGTTGACCGATTATGCTGGTCGCCTGATGGTTGAAAATGCGGCCGCACATTATATTGGTGTTCATCGTGTTACGATTGTTATTCTTAAAGAACATGATGAAAGGTACCAAGCTCGCAAGAAATTAGAAGAAGCTTTTAGTAATAAAATTGACATTGTTATGTTGGATAAACCAACTGCTGGCCCGGCCGATACAGTTTATCAGGCCATCAAAAGAGGCCGAGTAAAATTATCAGATTCGCTTCTAATCAAAGATTGTGACGGTTTCTATAAAACACAAGAGGTTGGCGGCAATGTAATTTATGTTGCAAGTTTGTCGGAACATCCAGGTATCAGAACAGCTGGTGCTAAAAGTTATACACTTACAAATGACCAAGGCATTATCAATTCTGTTGTAGAAAAAAGAATTGTAAGTAATCATTTTTGTGTTGGTGGTTATCAATTTGAAACAGCACAAAGTTTCGTTGATGCTTTTGATAAGTTATCTACTACAAGTGAAATATTTGTTTCTAATATTGTAGATTACATGATATCAGAAGGCACCGTGTTTATTGAAAGTAATGTTGGTAATTTTACAGATGTAGGCACCGCAGATGATTGGTTTGATTATAATAACAAACCAACCTATTTCTGTGATATTGATGGCACGATTGTTAAGTCAAAGTGGGATTACTATGAGCCATGTGAACCATTGTGGGACAATATTACTGCTTTATTAAAAGAAAAACAAAGAGGGTGTAAAATTGTTTTTACCACATCTAGACCAGACAAATATGGTAAATTGACATTGAATATGTTAGATGAACTAGGTTTTGGTGGTTGTCCTTTAATTATGGGTATTCATCATAGCAAACGAGTATTGATAAATGATTATGCAAATTCAAATCCATACCCTACTGCTCTCGCTATCAATATCAAAAGAGACAGCGAAGATTTGGGAGATTTGATTTGAATATTTTTATTACTGGCGCAGCTGGTGGTATTGGTTCTACATTAGCATTAAAACTGACACAAAATGGCCACAAAGTTATTGCGTATGATAATTTAAATAATGGGTATGAAGAAAACTTAATGGAAAATGGAGAGTTTTTCTGTCAACTAATTAAAGGTGACATTAGAACATTCACTAAACAGTTATCAAATTATTTTGATTACCATAATATTGATGTTGTTATTCATCTTGCAGCAATTACTTCTTTGCCAGAATGTGAATCTGATCCAGGCGAATGTATTGATGTAAATGTTGGCGGTACAGTCAATATCCTCAATGCAGCTCGTGAAAAAGGTATTCATGTCATTGTTGCTAGCACTTCAGCAATATATGAAAACAATGACCCAAAAGAAGCGCCGTTTAAAGAAGAATCAATTGTAGTGCCAAGGTTATTCTACCCATTGTCTAAGAAACTTATGGAAGAAACAATTCAATCATACATTCGTAATTATGATATGAATATTACAACCCTAAGATTCTTTAATGTATTTGGTCCACGCCAAGACATTCATCGTAAATCACCGCCTCTAATGAATTACATTGTGCGACAAATTAAAAGTAAAGAACCAATGACATTCTATTCATCTGGCAACCATCCAAGAGATTATGTTCATGTTGATGATGTGGTGTCAATGATTGAAAAAGTATTACCAAGAACTGACAGACAAACATTCAATGTATGCACAGGAACTTTAACTTCTGTTTCTGATATCATTCGTTATGCTAAAATGGCCTTTGGTAGTTTTGAATATAGTTTTGAGAAACCTGCTAAGTATTGGTCAAATTATGATGAGCTATATAAAGGTGCCAAGCCAATACAAGATTTCGTAATTGAAAATGAGGTTAAAAAGTTTTCTTTAGGTTGCACCAAAAAAGCAGAACAACTTTTAGATTGGAAACCAAACAAAGATATTGAATCGTTAATGATAGAATCAATGAAACAAAATTATGAGCTTTATACCAAATAAAAACTTATTCATTGTAACCTCGGCATTACACGCTAACATTGGTGTTGTTAATGAACAAAATAGATTGTTACAAACAATTCAGACATTAGAAAACCTCAAACAAAAAGTGCCTGATGCGGTGGTTCTTTTCGTTGATGGCTCACCACATAACATCTCTGAAGAAATTAAAAAGAAAATTAGTGAATATTGCCAAGCATTTTGGTTTAACAATCATCCAGATGTTTATGCAATGGCATCTTCTGGTCGTAAAAGTGAAGCAGAAATTGTTATGTTGTTTAATGCTCTAATTCAATTTAAACAAAACAAAGAACTAATGAAGTTTATGCATG